CTATTAACTCTGTAGCAGGAACAGTATCTACCTTTGCATTAGGAAGTGTATTTAACTTTGGTGGTAAATTAGTAGCAGCTGGTAGCTTAACAAGAGATGGTGGTTCTGGTTCAGATGATTATATAGCATTTATAACATCAGAAGGTGAAGTAGCTGTGTATCAAGGTACAGACCCAAGTGATGCTGCAAAATGGTCTTTAGTAGGTGTATTTAAAATAGCAAGACCTATAGGAAAAAGATGTTTAGTAAATGTAGGACCAGAACTTATTGTTATAACAGAATCTGGTTTTGTACCTTTAACTAAAATGTATGCAGAAGATGAAACAAACTACGCAAAAGCTATATCAGATAAGATAAGTGGTAGTATATTAACAGCAGTAACTAATTTTAAATCTACTTTTGGTTGGGAAGCATTAATTTATCCTAAAGGACAATTTGGTTTATTTAATGTACCTAATGATGTAAGTGGTTCTTTTGTGCAGTTTGTAGTTAATTTAAATACAGGTGCATGGGGTAGATTTACAGGACAGGATGCTTATTGTTGGGGCTTATTAGAAGGTGATTTATATTTTGGTGGTAGCACCAAAGTATATAAAGCAGATAATGGATTAAGCGATGCAGGAACACAAATACAAGGTAATGCAAAAACAGCATTTGTCTATTATGGTGGCAGAGGTACATCTAAAAGATTTACAGCTATACGACCTATAGTATCATCAGATGCAGACTTACCAGTAAGTATAGGATTTGATGTAGATTTTAATGATGGCACTTCTACTTATACACCATCTAGTGCTACCACTACAGGAGCAGATTGGGACACAGCAACTTGGGATGTAGCAGAATGGGCAGGTACGATTGCATCACAATTAGTATGGAGAAGTGTTGCCGATATAGGATGGAACGCAGCAATACGCATACAAACCAGTACACAGGCACAAAGTATTAAATGGCATAGTGTAGATATTTATTATGAAAAAGGAGTAGGTTTATGATGCTTACAGATAGAGTATGGAAACTATTAGAACCAGCTACTGCAATAGCAGATAATGTTACTAAAGAAGAAGTAGAACAAGGATTAAAAGATGGTACATACCAAATATTTATGGATGAAAAAAGTGTAGCTATAACTGTAGGGTACAAAGATTCTTTACGCATAGGTTTAGCAGGTGGCGAATTAAATAGTTTGAAAAGTTTAGAAAAAAAGATTATAAAGTATGCAAAAGAAAAAAAATATAAATGTGTTGACATTTTAGGAAGAATAGGTTGGGAAAAATCTTTAATAGGATATAAAAGAAAAGCAGTTTTATTAAGAAAGGAAATAGCATGAGTTTTATTGGCAATATATTAAGCCCTCCGAAGCCACCACCAGCACCAGATTATGCAGGTGCAGCTGTTGCACAAGGAGCAGCAAATGTAGAGACTGCTAGGCTAGAAGGTAGAATGAATAGACCTGATGTTGTATCTCCTTATGATATAACTAGAGTAACAGATTTAGGTGATGATAGATTTCTACAGACTTATTCTTTAACACCAGAGTATGAAGCACAGAGAAAAAAACAAGTAGGAATATCAGATGCGTATTTAGATACTGCTGGTAGATTATTAAGTGGATTACCACAAGAAAGTTTTAGTTTAGCTAACTTACCTTCACAACCAGGTATGATAGATAGAAGTAATTTTGCTCAAGTACCTACAATGGAAGCATTAGGCGATTATGCAACTAGAGTGGAAACTGCATATTATAACAGAGCAGTAAGTAGATTACAACCACAGTTTCAACAGCAAGGTATAGACCTTAGAACGCAATTAATTAACTCTGGAATACCAGAAGGCACTACTGCATATAATAACGCATTTGCAGAGCTTAGAATGGCTCAGAATGATACCTTACAAGGTGTAGCTGCTGAATCTATTAGAGAAGGACAAGCATTAGCTGATGCTCAATTAGGTAGAGCTACAGGGTTAAGAAGTTTTCAAATAAGTGATGCAGCTAGTCGTGTAGCAGAACAAGAAAGAATGAGAGATAGACAACTTGCAGATTTATTATTACAAAGAGAAGTACCACTATCAGAGATAGCTACATTAACAGGACTACCATCTCCAACAACTAGAGGTGGACAAGTAGCAACAACTGGATTAGATGTACCAGCAACAAGTATAGCACCTCCACCAATCTTTGCAGCTACACAACAACAAGGTCTTGATGCTAATAGAAGATATAGTACAGCAACAGATGCTTATGGTGCTCAAATGGCAGCTATAGGTAGTGCTGTAGCAGGTGCTGGTCAAGGAGGTGCTTTTGGAGGTACTTCAGATAGGAGATTAAAGAAAAACATTAAATATAAATCTAAATCTAAATCTGGATTAAATGTTTATGAGTTTGAGTATAATTGGTCTCCACAAAAATATACTGGTGTAATGGCACAAGAAGTTAAGAAAGTAAAACCATCAGCAGTATCTGAAAATATCTTTGGACACATGATGGTAGATTATAGCCAATTAGATGTAAATATGGAAAGAGTGTAATATGGCAGTAAGAGGTTTCCCTAGTAGAAAAGAAGACCCATTAATACAACAGTTATTAGAAAGGGCTAGACAGGAATATGCTCAATCTAGTGCTATAGGTTCTCCTAGTATGTATAAAGCAGCTGCTGGAGGTGGTATAGGACCAGTAGCAAGTGTTTTAGCAGCACAAATACTAGGTGGTGTTAGGTCTGGTACAGCACAAAGACAAGCACAAGAAATAGCAAATAGACAAAAAAAAGCATTAAGTACAACTGCAGAGCTACAAACTAGAGGATATACAGATACATCACAAGGTAGAGTATTTGTAGATAATGATGGTAGATTAATGAGAGTGGGAGATATTCCAGGACAAGAAAATAATATAGGTGATTTGACATCAGATGTATTAAAAAATGCTAAATATAAAATTAATGAAAACCAAATGGAAGAAGTAAATAAGTTTATAGAAGAATCACAAGGTCCTTTAAATGAGATAGCTAGAATAGCTAACCAAGAACAATCACCAGAGATTATAGGGCAAGAAGATGATATATCTATTATAGAACCTGAAACTACACAATCTTCTATAGACCCTAATATTCCTAAAATACCTCCTATAGGATTAGAGCCTACAACAGTTACAGAAGGAAAAAAACCTTCAATGTTATCTAGGGTTTTAACTGGAGCAGGAGATACAACTAAAACTTATAGAACTTTAGGAGATTATATAACAGATGCTGGTTATGACCCTCTTGAATATGATTTATTTCAAGACCAATTAAAACGCAAAACTAACGCATTAGAATTTAAAAAATCTCAAACATTTTTTGATAAAAATAATGAAGCTGTTTCAATAAATATGTTTATAGATAGAAATACAGGGTTGCCAGTTTATAAATTTGCTGGTTCAAATCAAAATGCTGATATATCACAATTATCACCAAAACAAAAAATATTTGATACAAAAAAAATAAATACACCAACTGGTGAATTTGTAATTGTTACAGAAAAAGGAAAAAGACCTAATATAAAAGATGTGTTATTTGAATCTAAAGATAAATATGAAATAACTGCTGATATACCTGGATTAAATAAAGGACAATATGCAGTTATTAAAAATGGACAAATACAAAAAATATATGGTACTGCTGATTACAAAAAAGTATTAGATTTATCTAAAGAGTATAGAGCTGTTACTAAAGATATAAATGATGGATTAAGAAGTTTAGTAGCATTTAAAGCAGCAGTATCACAACCTAAAAATGCTATAGCAGATACAGCAGTAATTTTTGCTTATAATAAATTACTAGACCCTGCATCTGTAGTTAGAGAATCAGAAGTACAATTAGTAGTAGAAGCACAATCTACTTTAGAAAATATTAAAAAATCAATAGGTAAAATAACAACAGGGCAAAAATTAAGTGTTATACAAGTAGAACAAATGAAAAAAGTTGCAAAAATTATAGAAGAAAATTATGTAAAAGGTTTAATAAAAAAACAAAAACAATATAAGGATTTAGCAAAAGTAGCAGGAGTAGAAGAAGATTTAGTTTTTACTGCTTATGATAGTTTGGGAATAAGATAATGACTATGACTATACAAAAATTTAGAGAGATAAAACCAGAATATTTTGATATTCCTGATGATGAATTAATAAATAAAATACAAAATAAATTTAACAAACCTTTTAAAGATGTAACAGATGAAGATTTAGGAATTTCTAATATTAAGAATATTACAGAAGAAGAAATTAAAGAAGTAGAACAACCTAAAGCAGTTGACACTACTGATGTATTATTAAAAATTCCTATTCCTAGTTATCGAGGAGGTGGTAGCACAGCAGAAATAACCAAACAAGATTTAAAAGCATTTGGTAAAAAATGGTGGAGTGAAGCACCTTTAGGTGGAGGAGATGAATTAGAAGCATTTGCTAAAAGCACATTAGGCGATAATAATTATAAAAAAGAATTAGCAGAAGTAACAAAAGAAATAGAACAATATGAACAAGCAAATCCTACTGCTGTAAAATGGGGAGAAGTAGCAGGTATGTTAACAAGTGCTGGTCCTTTAAGTATACCTTTTAAATATTTTGATAAATTACCAAAATTACAAAGATTTTTAGCTAAAACAGGTTTTTTTGGAGCTACAGGAGCTACCTATGGAGGTTTAAAAGCAAAAGAAGGAGAAGCTGCAGAAAAAACTTTAGTAGGTGGTGCTATAGGTACAGCTATACAACCAGCTTTAAGTACATTAGGTATGGCAGGTAGGTTAGGTGCTAATGTAATTATGAGTGCAGTAAATAAGATAAGAGGTGCAAAACCTTTATCTAGTGCAGAAAAAAAATTAAGTGCTTCAATAAGTGATGATGCTCAAAATCCTAGTACAATTATGGCTAATGTATCTAAAGGATTAGATGCAGATTCTACAATAGTAGAAGCTGCAGGAAAAAATACACAAGATATAGCTAGATTAATAGGTAAAGCATCAGGAGAAGGCAGACAAATATATACTAAATTTTTAGAACAAAGAAATGAAAAAGTAGGAGAAAGATTATTAAATCAAGCAAAAAGATTATTTAATACTCAAGATGGTAATGTAAAAAGTTGGACAGACGCATTAAATAAACAAAAAGAAAAAGCTAGTGAAGTATATAAAACTTTAGATAAAAAATTAATTAGAAAAACAACAAGTATTAATGATATGTTAAATAATAAAGCTGCACAAAAATTTATAAAAGAAGCCAGAGATATTGCAGAATTAGAAGGACAAGATTTACAAAATTTAAAATTTTTAGATGATATTTTATATACTACCGAGCAAGGATTAGCAGGAAAGCAAAATTCTATTACTTTTAAAACAGCAGATAATATTAAAAAAGGAATAGATGAAGCTATAGAAAGTTTTAGAGATAAAACTACTGGTAAGTTAAATAAAAGAAGTCCTAAAGTTAAGGCTTTACTAGCATATAAAGAAAGATGGACTAAATTAATTGACCAACAATTACCTGATTATAAAAAAGCTAGAGCTATGTATCAAGGTCCTGCTGAACAATTAGAAGCACAAAAACTAGGAGAAGCATTTTTATTAGGTAAAGGAAAAACAGAACCAGAACTATTTGAAAGTGTACTAGATGGTTTTTCTAAAGACCAACAATTAGCATTTATGAGAGGAGCTACTATAGCTATAGATAAAATGATAGCTAATAGAATGAACGCATCAGCAGTAGTAAATAAAATTTTAAAAACACCAGTTTACAGAAAAGCATTACAAACTATTTTTTCAAAAGTAAATCAAGATGGAAGTAGAAGTATATCTCAAGGTGCTAAAAATGATTTAGATAGAATGTTTAGATACTTACAATCAGAAGCAAACAATGCTTCTCAAGCTAATAAAGTATTAGGTGGTAGCCCTACAGCAGAAATAATTAGACAAGGACAAGAATTAGGATTAGACCCAGAATTAGCTAAAAATGTGGCTTATGTATTTGGTGGTAGTGCTATAGGCAGGATTATAGGTGCAACTGGTTTAGCTGGTACTGCTGTAGAAAAAGTAACGCAGACAGTTATAGACAAAGCTAGAAATATACCTTTAAGTGCTAATGTAAGAAAAGAATTAGCTGAAATATTTACGGAAACAGACCCTATTAAAATAAATCAAATATTAAATAGAGTAATTCCAAAAATAGATTCTAAAGATACTTTAGCTAGAAAAGAACTAATTAATTCTTTACGAAATTTAAGAGATAGTGTATTAAGTACACAAGGTACTAATAGATTATCTGATGCTTTATTAAACAGATAAAAAAGGAGAACAATTATGGGTTGGTCAGGAGGAACATACACAAGGTCAGATGGAGTATTTACAGGTACATCTATTTGGCAAAGTAACAGAGATGCAGGAACAAAGATTGTTGCAGACAGACACGATACCCACGACCAAGATTTAGCAACAGGTATTAACCAAGCTATTAATAAAGATGGAAGTAATGCTTTTACAGGTGCAGCTAATTTAGGTAGTCAAAAGATAACAGCACTAGCTGATGGTACAGCACACACAGATGGAGTAAATGCAGGACAAATACAAGATGGTGGATTAATATTCCAAGCATCTGATACAGGTAGTGCTAATACTTATGCAATAGCTTTAACACCAGCAGTAACTGCCTATGTAGCAGGGCAAGTATTTCACTTTAAAGCAGCTAACGCATCTAGTGGTGCATCAACCTTAAATGTAAATGCTTTGGGTGCAAAGAATATAAAAAAGAAAAATGACCAAGATATTGCAGCTGGTGATATAGAACAAAATGCAATCGTATCTGTAATTTATGATGGTACATCTTTTCAAATGTTATCACAGTTAGGTACATCAGCTGGTTCTATGAGTTCTTGGACATTATCTGGCGATAGTGGTTCTAATCAAACTATTAATGATGGTAACACAGTAGACATAGCTGGAGGTACAGGTATAGATACAGTAGCTGGTTCTACGGATACAGTAACAGTAGCTATAGATGCTACAGTACCACAATTAGCAACTACTAACGCATTTACTGGTGTAAATAGAAATGCTTTAACAGTAGATAATGATGGTAGTTTTGATATGAACGCAAATAATAATTTTAAATGCACTCCTAGTGGTAACTTTGCCTTGACATTTACTAATTTTGCTGATGGACAATCTGGCTACATATTATTAATTAATAGTGGTGGGCATACTGTATCATTACACGCAAATAGTAAAGGCGATGCTAATATAGCTACTACAGTATCAAGTGCTGGTACATACTTAATATCCTATTTATCAGATGGTACAAATGCGTACTTAACTAACTCGGCTGTATTTGCTTAATGGGTATTCTCCAAAATGAAAATGCAATACCAGTTGCTAGTGCTGGAGGATTTTATTCTTATCAGATAGAGCAAAGTTGTAGGTTTACATCAGCTAGTAGTGATAGTTTAAGTAGAACTTTTGGTACTTCTAGTGATTTAACAAAATTTACATTTTCATGTTGGGTTAAAAGAAGTTTAACCTATGCAGATGGTGGTAATACAAGTTGGCAACAGATTATTAGTAGAGGAACTGGAGTAAATGGTGGAGGTGCAGCTTTTGGTTTTGAATCTGGTGGTGGTACTTCAGGTGGTTTAGATAATAGAGATAGGATTACTTCGTATGGATTAGCAGGAAGTTCTGGAGGTTCAAATGGTGGAGATGATAGAATAGAAGGATATTACAGAGATACAACTGCATGGTATCATATAGTATTAAGATATGATACAAGTCAATCATCAGGTGATAAAGTTAGATATTATGTAAATGGAGATGGTCCAAAAACAAGAACAACAACAAATGAACCATCAGGAGATAGCAATAGATTTAACACAAATGGAGATGTTCATTCTATTGGTGCAGGAACAGATGGTGCTTATGATTTAGATGCCTATTTAGCAGAAGTAATATTTGCAGATGGACAATCTTATGCACCTACACAGTTTGGTGAAACAAAGAATGGAGTGTGGATACCTAAAGACCCAAGTGGTACAACCTTTGGTACTAATGGTTTTCATCTTAAATTTGAAAATGCAAGTGATTTAGGAAATGATAGTTCAGGAAATAATAATGATTTTTCAGTAGCAGCAGGACTTGGTGCAGACCACCAGACTAAAGATACAATGACATTTGGGAGTTAATTAATATGGCGAGTAGTGGAAATTTTTG